GCCGCCCGGGCTTCGGCCGTGGACGAGAACGGCTCCCGGAAGCGATAGGCCACGCCGGAGCCGTCCTCACCGGCCGTGACCGTCGCCGGCTCCACTTTCCCCCGATCGAACGCCCGGGCCTCCACGCGGCCATGGGTCTCCCGGTCCTTCCAGGAGACGCGGTAGTCGAGCAGATTGACCGCAGGACGGAGGGTCAGCGTCGGCAGGGCCCGTCCGGAGACCGTGCGCCCGCCGGAACGCGGCGCCACCACCAGGGTCCCCTGTTTGATGGTCACCAGCCCGCCATAGCGCCCCACGACCCGCCCCAGGAAGGCCGGATCGGACTCGGCCGATTGCGCTTCGTACTGAACGGGCACGGCGGCCAGGGCCTCGGTCACCCGCGCGGTCCAGCCGTTGCGAGCGGCGATCTTGTCCACCAGCGCCCCCAGGGTGGCGACCTCCGGCGGTTGATGCGCCTCGGTGCGGCGCTCCTTGGCGGCGGCCTTGGCGGCCACCGCCGCACCGTGCAGGGTGATGGTCTGCGGCCAGCCGCTCAGGTCCACTTGGTCGATGGTGTATTCGCCCTGGACGACGGTGCCGGAGTCGTCATAGCCGGCCTCGATGCGGATGGTCTCGCCGGTGCGCGGATAGGTGATGCGCCCGTCGCGGTCGTCCAGGGTGACGGCGATTTTGTCGCTCTCCAGACCGCGTTCGTCGGTCACGGTCAGGCTTTTGAGCAGCGGCCCCCAACGCTGGGCGAGGTCCTGGCCCTGGTGGGTGATGCGCAGAACGGGGACCTTCATGGGCCGACCATTCCGGCCAGCGCGGTGCGGGCCTCCGGCGTGCGCTCGCGGCCGTCATAGAGGAAAGCCAACCGCACGGTGATCTTTTGCGCGGCACCCCCGGGCAGGAACTCGGTGCGGGTGTCGCCGACGGATGTCAGGGCCCAGGTGTCCAGGTTGGAGCCTTGGCCGCCGGCCCCGGAGACCAGCAGCGCCGAGGTGCCCACGGCGGCGCGCAAGGTGTTCAATTGCGTCAGGCCACCATTATTGGGCAGGTGGTAAGGGAACAGGGTGGCGGACAGGTCCAGGGTTTCCTGGTCCAGGCCCAGGCAATGCAGGGTCGGCCGGGCCCCGATGATGTTCTGTGGGGCGATGCGGGCGGCCAAGGACCGCGCCATCTCGTCATAGGCGATGGTGGACAGGCTGAAGCGAACATCGCCCCAGGCCATCAGGATGTGCATTTTGATCCCCTCTACGACGTGGGACGGTCCTGGAGGTTGGTGGCGCGAGACCGCGCTAGGGACATGGCGGCACGGTCGGCGGCGTCGCGGGTGGCGGTGCCCAGGCCGGACAGGGCGGAGCGAGCCTCGGCAATGCGCTGCATCAGGCGGTCCATATCCGTCAGGTCCAGGGTGACCTTGCCCTGCATCTGCAGATCGGCCGAGGCCTCTTCGAGATGGGCCTGGACGTCGGCCGCCACGCCCGTGGGGTCCATTTCCAAGGATACGGGTGGGAGCAATGCGCCTGTCTGCGTCGGCACGGGCGCCGCTTCCGGCTGGGCCGGCGGGTCAGGCGGGGAGCTGCCCCCCGTGCCCGATTGGGAGGCCGGCTCCGATGGAAAAATCGGCGCCGGCGCCTCTGGGAGGTCCAGGACCGCCGCCTCGGCCGCCGCTTGTTGCGCCTCCTGAAGACGAGCGTTCCCCGCCTGCATCTCGGCCATGGCGGTGGCGTATTCGGCGTCGTAGGCGTCCCGGCCGCGCCGTTCCGAGGCTTCCTTTTCGTCGCGAGAAGCGAACAGGCCCGCGTCATCGGCGTCATCCCGCGCGGTTTCGGCACGCTCGCGGGCACGGGTTTCCATCTCCTCGGGGCTTAGGGGCTTGGCGGTGACCGTGATTCCCATCTTGTCCCGCAGCCAGCCGGGGATCATGCCGACCACCGCGTCGATGGCCTTCCGGAACCAGCCCTGGAATTTCTGGAAGACCTGGACCACCCATTTGACGGCCCCACCCACGGCGGTACCGAGAGTCTTGCCGAACTGAACCCAAGTAGAGGTGTCGAGCGGCCCGGTGACCTTGCCGATCCAGGCCCACAGATCGGACAGAGCCCCCAGCACCGGATCGATGACCGGCTTGACCGGCCCCAGGGCCTCCATGAAGGCCGTCTTGAACGAGCCGAAGGCCGCCTTCACGCCCTCCCAGTTCTGGACGATGAAGGCCGCCGCCACGCCCAGGCCCACGGCGATGGCGCCGATCCCGGTGCTGACCAGCGCCACCTTGAGCAACTGAAGAGAGGTTCGCACCAACCGCAGAGGATTCAGCAGGGTCAGCACCCCCCGGGCCATGCCCGCCATGGCGCCGACGAAGGGCCGGGCGACCATCAGCGCCGCGCCTTTCAGGAACCCCAGGGAGAACTGAGCGCCCAGGGCGGCGACCCGCAGCCCCACCAGAGCGGCAGCGCCCAGGACGATGGCCCGGGTGGCCTCCGGATGGGCGGCGGCCAGATCGGTCACCCGCTGGATCAGCGGCGAGATCACCTCAATGGCATGGTTCAGCGGCGGCAACAGGACCGCGCCCACGGCGATGCCCAGGGCGGTCATCTGGTTCTTCAAGCGTTTCAGGGCCCCGGCCGTGGTGCCGGCCATGCGCTGGTATTCTTCGGCCGCGCTGCCGGCATAGGCGCTCTGGTCGCCGACCAGCCCCAGGCTTTCCTTGAGCAGGTCCAGGTTGGTGATCAGCGGTCCCAGGGCGCGCGCTTCGTCGCCGAACAGGTCCGAGGCGACGGAGGCCCGCATGTAGCCCGGCACCGCCGACAGGCGCTCCAGGATGTCCTGGGTGGTGCCGGCGGCGTCCTCCTGCATGCGCTTGGCAACGTCTTCGGCGGTCAGGCCCAGGGTCTGGAATGCCTCCTGTTGGGACTTGGTGGCGGATGTTCCCTTGGTCAGGGCCTTGCCCAGGTTCATGAAGGAAGTCGCGGCCACCTCCGGCGCAGCCCCGGCGGCCACCATGGCGGAGGCGAAGGCCGAGACCTCGGTGGCGGCGAAGCCGAACTGCTTGCCCTGGGCGCCGACCCGGCGGACGACCTCCAGGATATCGGAGGCGGTGGCCGCCTGGCTGTTGGACAGGTGGTTCATGGCGTCGGCCAGCAGGCCGACCTCGTCCACCGTCAGGCCAAGGCCGGTCATCAGCTTGGCCATGCTCTCGCCGGCCTGATCGGCGCCGATGTCGAAGGCCACGCCGATCTTCGCCGCCTGTTCGGTGAAGCGCAGCAGGTCCTCGCGCGCGATCCCCGCCTGTCCCGCCGCCGCGACGATGGTCGCCAGATCGGCGGCGGCCATGGGGATGCGCCGCGACATGTCGATCAGCGACTGTTGGAATGCCTCCAACCCCTCGGGCGTGGGGAAGTCCACCACCTTGGTGACGTCGGCCATGGCGGACTCGAAGTCCATGGCGGCGGAGATGGGCGCCTTCAGGGCGTTGGCCAGTACATAGGCGCCGCCGGCGGCATCCAGCATGCGGCCGCGCATCTGCGTCATGCGGCGGTTGTTGAGAGCCTGGGCGGCGGACAGACGGCGGGGTAACTCGCCGATGGTCTGGGTCAGGCGGCGGGCGGGCCCGGTGACGCGATCGACCAGGGAAAGGATCAGTTCAGAGGTCAGGCGCATCGTCTCATCCGGTCAGGCCACGGCCGCGCGCGATGCGGCGCGCCTCGGTGTGCCAGGCGAGCAGCACGGACCAGCGCATCCGCATCAGATCGGGGATCGGGGTGTTCAGGAGGTGGGCGCAGTCGGCGACGTAGGCGCGCCAGTTCCGCCACCGGCCGCCCCCAGCACGTCCGCCCCCAGCACATCCGCCAAAGGGCCGAGCACCTCCGAGACGCGGGCCAGATCGGTGGAGCGCAGCCGGCGCACGGCATCGGCCGGCATGTCCAGGTCATACGCCAGCATCTCAACCATGGCCGTCAGGTCGGTCTTGCCGTCGGCCTTGGCTGTCTCGAAAGCCTCGATGGCGCCGACGGTGGGCTCGTCAACGTCCAACTCGGTCCAGGTCCG